GAATTAAACTTGAATCAAGTTCTAACTTACGACCAGCATCAGAAACAATCGTAGCAAGCTCAGAATCTCCTATTCGTTGTGCTTGTAAAGCTATTTTTTTGTAAGACTCAGGGTCACCTCTATCTAACTGACTTAGTAATTGCTGACGCTGACTAATCATCTGTAATTGAGGGTCTTTTCCACCCAAAACACCACCAAGAGCATCACCCAACTGTTGACCGCCACGATAGAAACCAAACTGCGCCTGTTCCATAGGCGATAACCGTGCATAAGCTAAGGCTTCATTTTGCATAGCCGCTTGCCGTCTTTGCATATATTCCATCTCTGCCGCACGAGAGATTTCAGGGCTAAACATTCCACCCACAATAGATGGAGGTGCTTGTTTTGCTGTTAGTTGTGAATATGGTTCAGCATTTGGTATTGGAAAATCACTTTGAACCATCTCTGCTGGCACAAATGTATTAATATTAGATAGACTCATGGGAGTATTTGCAATACCTAGCAAATTTTCTCGTGCCATTTCAGCCCTGCGTTGTTCTTCTTCTTTAATTATTTGAGATTCCAAATCCATATTGCCATAATTTGTATCTGAATTTGCTTGTTTTGAAAAAAGTGTTCCCATTGGAATTTGGTAGGTACGAGTTGGCATGATTTATTCCTTAATTTTCAAAAGCTCTTGCACCAACAGACATTTGTGGATTGAAATATCCAGAGGAAAAATTGTTTGGTTGTATTGATGCTTGGTAGGCATCAGAAAAAACAGGTGTTTGCGGAGGATTAAAGTATTTATTTAAGCCTTGTTGTACATAAGGATTGTTTGCAAATCCTGTCAATGCCGAACCTATCCCACTTTGTCCAGAAACGGCTTGGAGAGTCCTAGCCGCACCTAATCCACCAGTAAGCAATGATTGACCAACATTAGCACCAGCAGTAGCCGCACGACCACCCAATGCTGAACCCATCTCTAAAGGCTGTTGACCAAGAGACTCAATGGTAGAACCAGCACCCAAATAGCTTGTAAATGGACTCAAAGCACCGACTTGCCCAGCTTGATATTGACCCATCAAACCAGCACCAGAACCGAGTAACCCTGCACCAAAAGCCACATTCTGCTGACCAGCCTGTTGAGCCTGAGAAGCCAATGCCAAGTCTTGTTGAGCCAATGCGTTGTAGTACGCTTCCATCTCAGGTGTAGTAGCACCCAAACCACCAGCACCACTTGGACGCAATCCTGTAGCACCTACAGACAAACCACCACGACCTGTTTGGAACAACTGGTTTTGCAACTGAGCATATTGGCGCTCACGACTAGGAGCAAGCAAGTCTTGTTGCTGTTGCATATATTGAGATGCAACTTGTTCAGGAGTCTGCTGTAGGTACTGCTGACCTAATCCAAACAGTCCTTGAGCACCTTGTTGAAGTGGTGCATACTGTTGCTGTGCCATTTCAGCTTCAGTTAATCCTCTTTCAGTCAATCCCATCAATCTGTCTTGATAGGCTTTGAGTTCAGGAGATACTGTGTAACCAGCACCAGAAAGATAACCTTGAGGATTAAACTGGAAGTTTGAACTACCATAGCGAGTAGTTACACCAACAGGGCGAAACTTAGCCGCTTCTGCCGCAATTCGTGCAGACTCAAGTTGCGCTCGTGCAGATTCTTGACCCGCTTGTCTTGCGGCATCTGATTGCATCTTACCGCCAAGCAGTGATGCACCTCCAAGTATTGCGGCGGCGGCTATAGGCATATCAATCTCCCTTAATCAAAATTTCATCCACTTTAGACGAGTCTTTCTCGTCAGTGGCGTGAATACAAAACCAAACACAATCTGTTATCGCTTTGACTCCATGAGTCAACCCTGCTTGTATCTCAATACACGCTGGTGCAGAAACAATATCAATCTCAGTACCACGCAACACAGCAACTTTGCCATGCGCCAATATCGACAAATGACTGAAGTCATGCGTATGCTTCAAGATGCTCATTCCAGCAGTGAAGAATGACTCTTTGGCATACAACCCATCACTGAAATGATGAGTAATGCGATATTCGGGGTCTTGCATCATCATACTGTGCGCTTCCACATATAGACAGTAATGTACGGCTGATAGTTAGCATTTGTGCCACTAGAGCCAGTTGTACTATTAGATACACTGATACCAGTAACAGCACTACCAGTATTTCCTGCGGTAGTGGCTGGAACTGTAACGCCTGAAGCGGCAGCGCCGCCAGCAATGAGTGATGAGTGCAAGTGTCCGGGGTCTGTGACTGTTGCTGTATGAGTGTGGCTAACAACAATAGCATCTGCACTACCACCAGTTTCTTCAGCAGTGTCAAACAGTGCATTGCTAGAGTTAAAACCAACCATGACACGACCAGCACCAAATGCAGTCCATGTACCAAAGCCAAGCAATGTTGCAGGGTTAGTGCTAGAAGTTGCATTTATGTAGATTGAGCCTACTGGATACAGAGTAGCTAATGCAGTTTGAACAAAAGCAGTGGTTGCCAAAGCAGTTGTATTGTTACCAGCAGACTGAGTAGTCGCAATAGTGCCTGTAGGCAATGTAGGCGTACCAGTTAAGGTAGGACTAGCCAAATCTGCCTTGGTTGCAACAGCAGTAGCAATGTTGTTGAACTCAGTATCAATCTCAGTACCTTTGACAATCTTCAAAGGATTGCCAGAAGACAAATTGTCTTTGGTGGCAAAGTTCGTGCTTTTGGTGTAGTCACTCATAATATTCCTTTAAGTCATCTTGCCATTTTTGGCTTGAATTTCAATTTTCTGAATCGACAAAGCAGAACCATTTATGTCTGATTCATAACCTGTCTGCACAACCTTACCTGTTCCAGATGCCGAAACAACCAATGTCTGTAACGCAACACCATCAGAATAATAAGCAATCGTTGTGGCATTTGCACCATACTCAGCAATGCCATAGTAATAAACATTTTGAGTTGGAATAGTTGCATTGTCAGACAAATAGTTTGTCTTGAAGTCAAAGCCCCACTTAAATGTAACTACTTGATTTGTGCCACCAATCACAACAGTTGACAACTTCTTCAAGATTGAAAGCACATTCTGATCGCCAAGGTCAGCATGGTTTGTGTAATACAACATACGATAAGAAGATTGGTAATCTTGATAAGTGTTGTACAAACCTATATAACCATTCTTGCCAATGTAAAGACTTCCATCTCTACGAGAAAGCAAAGACTTAGGCGTGATTGAGTCCCAAGTAGTAACCCTTGCAGAACCATCTTGCAAATAAGCCTTGGTATCAAAACACCAAGTGGTATCAATACTAGGAGTTACCAAGAGATAAAACGCTTCACGCTCTGAATAGACAGACTTGATGTTTGCCAATGTCTCACCAGCTACAGTACCCATCAAATCATTACGAATGTTCTTAGACAAGTCTCTCTCAGGAGCAGACTTCTCTTGAATCGTTCTCATCAACGATCTGACACCAGAATTAGATAAGAACAGCACATCAGTGCTAGTTGTCTGAATACTGTCTCTAGCAATGCAACCAATGCCTTCAACAGTGTCACTCAGCGTCATGGTTGATGGTGAAGTAGCACCAGAATAAACAAGAATCTGACGCTTACCAAAGATGAACAAGAAACCATTGTGTGCCGCTAAACCAGTAATCTGGTCAGCACCATTCACCCAAACATTGTTTACATTCAAAGAGCCAGCAGTACCTGTTGACCACACATGACCAGCAATCAAGTCACTGAAGTAAACAGTAGAGTTATTTGATGTTGTATTAGCCGCCCACAAACGACCAAACGCTGAAATCACAATATCAGCATCAGGAACAGTAGCGGCATAACCTGTCTTCTCTGACACCCTACGATATGTAGTAGTCGATACAGCAGGGTCATAAATCAATGGGTTAAATCCAGACTGAAAGAAGTATGTGATGCCATTCAAGGATGCACATTGCCAATTGCTTGCAGTAATAGTTGGTGCAGTACCCCCACCCCCATAGGTGAGTTCAACCACAGTGTTTGTAGAACTCAACTTAAATATCTTGTTGTTTCCTGCAAACAAAACAGTCAAAGAGCCATCAGCTTGCACTAACTCATGGATGACCTTGACATCATTTGCACCTAAGTCACCAGAAGAAGCATTGACTCTTGACCAACCTTTGCGTGAACCAATACGACCATACTGGTCAATGATGCAATTAGTCGCAACCAAAGCAAAGCCAGCATTCAAATCAAGAGGCGAGTCTTGAGTGTTCAGCCCATAAAATCCGGGGGCTGAGATGCTGAATGTTTGAATTGCTTGGCTCATATCGCCACAAACTCCTGATTCTCAGGGTAGCGAGTACCTTCCAAAGCAATCTGGTCAGACAACATAGATTTGTACAGCAAATATGCTTCAGATGAAGACAGACCGCCATCTTCACCACGCTCAACCAATG